TATTATCAATCCTGATGCGAGATCCTGAAACGGCTGCTAAAGTTAATGTGATCCCAAGTGATAAACCTCAAGATATATACACTATTGTAGCGAGAAAAGTTGAAATTGAGGTTAAAGCTGCCGCTTCGGAGGGAAGTTTAGAGGCAAATCGTTGGTTGCAGTATGGTATTTCTCGTCAAATAGTTAAGAGAAACATTATGACTTATGTTTATGGTTTAAAACCCTATGGTGCTAGACAGCAAATATTTGATGAATACAAAAAACAGGTAGAACTAGGACACAAGCCAAAATGTTTAGAAGATGATGGTTTTAAAGATTGTAGATGGTTAGCTGGTATTGTTTGGAAACATTTAGAAAGTGAAATTCGTTTAGCTAGTGAACTAATGAAGTGGTTTCAATCGGTAGCTAAATTATTTAGTAAAGTAAATCTTTCTCTACAATGGACAACCCCTATGGGATTTAAAGTATTACAGGATTATAGATATACAGCAAAGTATAGAGTTAAAACAGCGATTGCTGGTTCTTTAGTTTACACAACATTAAGACGACAAATGGAACGCAAGGACGCTAGAAAGATGGTTTCTTCAAGTGCACCCAATATTGTCCACAGTTTTGATGGTGCGATAGCCCAAGCGACAGCTTTATATTGTAAAATGAATGATAATCCACTGCCAAATCTAATGATGATCCACGATAGTTTTGCTACAACTCCAAATAGAATTGACGATTTACATAAGGTTATAAGACGAGTAATTGTTGATTTATTCAGTCCAGACCAGCTCAACCTGTTATATAATGAATTTCTCGACCAGTTACCTACGAAATATAAGGATAAATTACCCAAGCCACCTGAACGGGGGAATCTTGAGCTTCAGCAGGTAGAAAATAGTAGATATTTTTTTAGTTAAATGTATAGTGTGGATATATGATTAATTTATTTGTTTATGGAACATTGAAAAGTGATGGTACATTACATCAGGCCATTAGTGATGGTGAGTTTCTTGGTGAGTACGTTACTAAAGCTAATGGCTTTGTAATGACTTCTGCTGGTGGTGCTTCTTTTCCATTTGTTTATTATACTGATCGTAAAAATCCTTATAAGATTAAAGGGGAACTTTATAATGTAACTGAAGATATAAAAAAAAGATGTGATTTTATTGAGTGTGGTGGTGGTTATATTTTTAGAGAAATTGATCAAAATGTTTTTGGATATATTTATCCTGAAAAAATTGGAACTACATCAAATTCCATTCGTGTTAATGAAGATGAAAAATATTTTGAATGGCTAAACAATGCAGAAGAACCAACACAAGGAAATTAAATGTTTGAATTATTAATGTTACTTATATTACCGAGTGAAATTAACCCACAAGAGGTAGGTATTAAATATCTTTTGAAAGATAAGTTTCTTGATTATCAAAGTTGTGAAGAATATGTAAAAACAAATACTTATTCTAAAGAGGGAGAGCAAGAATTTGATGGAGTATTTTATAAAGTTGATACTAAAGAATACAAAGTATTTCTGACCTACTGTAAGCCAGTAAATGATATATGGGTAGAGAAGAAGAAATGAAACCAATACCCAAGATACTAAAGGAACGATTAATTAAAAATCATATCCACCATAAAAAATACTGGAATGATGAACACCCTGAATACAAAGAATTCAAAGCAGTAGTAAAACTATTTAATCCTACTGGAATTGGAACTTGGTATTTATCTGAACTTGATCCTAAAACAAATCAAGCTTTTGGCTTATCTTGTGTTCATGACAAAGAGTTAGGATATATTGATCTTAATGAATTGGAAAGATTTAGAGGAAAGATGGGATTGCCAATAGAAAGAGATAAATATTTCTCAGCAAATAAAAAAACACTTAACGAATGTAAGGAACTATGAATTTTCTAAATGTCAAAGAATATGGAGTGAGAAAAACTTGGGATAATAAATGGGAAACTTTTGCCCATACTCCAGAAAGATGAACCCATTTTTTATTATCGTATTTAGTGTGCTAGGGTTTATTACTATATTTTCTATTTATATGTTGGTGGTGATAATATGAAGTGGACGGATTATAGATTAAGTAAATTAAAAGAAATGTGGGATAATGGACGCAAGGCTATTGAAATTGCCGAAGTGTTGGGTACTACAAAAAATTCAATTATTGGAAAAGCAAATAGAATTAATTGTACTCCTAGAAAACGTGGTGGATTATTAGGAATTAAAAAATCTCGTATGTTAATTGAGTATAAAACACAAAAATCTATTCCTCTAATAAATGAACCCGAAAATCCTACAACCCTAGAAGATTTAACAGATGATATATGTCGGTTTCCATTAGGAAATGATTGTCCACCAAAATTGTTTTGTGGACGTAAAACGTGGGAAGATCAGAGTTATTGTAAAAAACATTATAAACTTACTCACGTTGAACGAGATACCGATATTGGGTGTACTCTTGGAGGTAAAACTTATGCAAAAAACAATTAAGTTAAAAACGCATACTACCACAGAGGGAATTGCAGAATATCCCTATTTGTTTTCTCCTGATACTAAATTCGATGCTAACGGATTGTATAGGACGAAACTAACCTTACCTAAAATTCAATCTAAACCATTCATTGAATTAGTCGAAAAGACTATTGATGAAGTGGCGAAGAAGAATAAAGGTAAGCTGTCTCCTCACAAACCTTACAAAGTCGCTAAAGACGGTAAGGTTACATTTACTTTTAAATTAAAAGCAAAAGTAAATACTAAAAACGGAACTGACTTTGAGCAACGCCCAAAGATTTTTGATGCTAAAGGTATTCCGATAACAAAGACGTTATCTGTTTACAGTGGCACAAAAATGAAGGTCGCTTTTCAGTGTGTTCCTTACTTTACTAATATGCTCGGTGCTGGTGCTACTTTAAGAATGAAAGCAGTACAGATTATTGAGTTAGTAGAGGGTAAAGGAAATGGAGAATCTGCTGCCGAAGAACAATTCGGTTTCTCAAAAGAGGACGGATTTGAAATAAAATCCGAAACTACAGATGAGGAAGAAACGCAAAGTACAGGCGATTTCTAAATACCGTTCTGGGCTTGAAGAATTTGTAATCAAAAACTTAAATGAAAGGAATGTTGAGTTTGAGTATGAACAGTATGTTGTGTGCTACTTCAAGCCACAGAAGGAAAGTAAATATACTCCCGATTTACGTTTAGCTAATGGAATTATTATAGAGATTAAAGGCTATCTAAAACGAGAAGATAGAATGAAACATATTTTAATTCAACAGCAACACCCCACATTGGACATTCGTTTTCTTTTTGGAAATTCTAGGAATAAGATTTATAAAAATTCTAAAACAACGTATGCTATGTGGTGTATTAAAAATAATTTTAAATTTTGTGACAAAACAATACCTAACGATTGGATAAAATAAATGATGTCAGATAAAGACGCTAAAAATTTTCAAAAACAAGTTGATAAATTAACAGAAGAAAACCACAAAGCTGAAGGTATTAATTTTAGTTCAGATAAACAAAAGGAAATAAATGATTTAAAAATACTTGTAGATCAACTTACTAAAAGAAATATGCAAATTAACGCAAGAATGGGAGAGTTACTTAATCGTGTGTTGGATTTAACAGAAATTAGTAATAATCATAAAGTAAATAATGGTAAGTTACAAACTAAAATAAAAGAGCTTGAAGAAAAGGTTGAAAAGAGTTTAAAAACGATGGTTAGAAAAGCGAGGGGGATTGTTAGTGGCTCATAAATATGCAGAGAGTAGAAAACGTGCTAGATTAGTTTGGTCTAGATCAGAACACGGTAAGGCTTGGTCTAAAAATTATATGCGTGAATATAGAAAACGTCCTGAAGTTAAAAAGAGGGCACACGAATATTATATTAATAAAAAAATAGAACAGAATAATTATTCAAGACCAGAAAAAAACTACCAAATCAATTTTGATGATTTTTGTAAAGGTGGCTTGTGAAATTTAAAACTAAACGAAAAGCTTGGAATGGTGCATCTCCGAAATCCAATACAATCTATTTAGAAAATTACAATAAGATATTTAAAAGAAAAGAGAATACTCAAAGCGATGTTAAAAGGATAGCAAGTGATAGAAATAAATAGAAATCAAATATTGCTGGAGAATATTCTTAATGCTCTCTGTAAAGAAACAAAAAGAGATATTTTTGTTATTTTGCCAAAAAAGAAAAATGAGAGAATTCCTTATTTAAAGAAGGAAATCATTAAAACTTTAGAACTGATTAAATAAAAAATGACCTACGTAGGAATATTCGAAGAAGCTAAAAAAGGAAGAACAATAAAAAAGCTTAGAGCAAGAGTAAAAGATTTAATGCAAATTAATAAAGAACATCAAATGATGAATGGAAAAT